GGCGTCTGTGATGTGTTTACAAAAAAAGTTTCTGAGTTTGTGTTTATTTGTGTGCCCATGCCTTCTGCTCTTCGGGCTTGTTGGTCTGCTCGTTTTGCGTTGACGTAGCGTGCTCCTAGGCGTGAGTTGCAGGGTTTACATACAGGGCGGAGGTTGGTGATGTCGTCTGCTCCGCCTGCGTCGAATGGGATGATGTGGTCTGCGTCTGTGGCTGGGGCTTTGAGGCAGATGACGCATGTCATGGGCCCGTTGCTGAATAGTTCTTTGCGTGCTTTGTTGAACTCGGGTGTTGCTCGGCGTGTCATGTTGTTTCGTTTCTTCTCTAGCGCCCTTGGCTGGCGCCTGCGGTTGCTTGCATGTTACGGGACGGGTCGGTGCGGTGATAGCCCCCCCACAGTTCTACCTACGAGGTATGGCTGCCGGATGTGTTACACCAGTGGACGGACACCATTGACATTTGTGACGTTTGGACGCTGTACCCCTGCTCAGGCATGGGGCTCTACCCTCGTTCCCGAGTGTTACACCTGCTGAGTACAACTCCCAACGAGGCCATGGTTCTGATCTGTTGTAGGTGCCTAGGGGCTGTTCTGCGTGAACCCAAACCCCTAGGCAAGTCGGATGCTACTTGCGTCCTAGGCGCTCTGCAATCATCTCTAGCTGATTTGGTCGCCACACATAATGCTCAACATGGGGCTTCAATGCGTTGGCCCATATCACCTGCATCGGTGAAAGTTTGCCGTTGTCTAATTTGAGTTCAGCGAAGATGATGCCACGCTCACGGTGCGCTAGCACAAGGTCGGGGAACCCTTTGCCGTCGGAGCGCCAGACACCCGGACGAACCTGATGGGGGCTGGGGTGATGAATGAGCCAGCCGTTCATGCTTGCTATCTGCTCCACCTTCGACTGGAAGATGCGCTCTGTTGCTTCACCTGCCACCTTGAAGCCTCGCAATCTCGGTTTCGTAATGGCGTAACTCACGCTCCAAACGTTTGTTGGCTCGGTATTGCTCTTCCATCATTTGCACCATCGGCAACAGGTTCGCCACGTTTACATTGAATGAGCAGATGCCTTCAGGGTCGTGATGATCTACTACGCGCTGTATCGCTGGCAGTAGATGGCGGTGCATGGTGCAGTAGTCGGCGGTTTCGGCTTTGCAGGTGTAGAACGGACAAAGCATAGCCTTACCCACGTTTTACGCCTAGTGCTAGTTCGCGGTAGGCGTCACGTTCGGCTTGTAGCTGCACAATGACAGCATTGAGGGTTTTGAACTGTATTTCAAGGTCTTCAACCATTCGGACAAGGTCATCGAGGTATTGCTGTGTTGGTTGCGTGTCCATTAGAACGGCTCCTCATCGGTTAGGAACTCTGACAGGTCGTCTTCGTGTGTGGCGATGATTGGGTTGGGTGTTCCCCGTGGTGGCCAGAACGCTTTGTCTCCATTGACGTCTTTGAACCATGGTCGCTTGGTTCCTGCGACTTTGTCTCGGTTGTCCCATACTTGGATGACACCTGCTTGAGACGCTTCGAAAATAAGCCAGTCGGGTAAATCTCCAAATTGGTTTCCCTTCACTGTCACACCATCCACCTTTGCGGACGGTGATTGTGTTATACGCATTTTCGGTGCCATGTTTTGCACCTTGCTCATTTCTTCACGGCTTGGGCGTTTGTTTACATCGGTGCCAGCCATGCCAGCGTTAGCCAATGCACGACCAACAGCTGAGGTTTCACAGTTCTCAACGTGGCTAGTGCGGTTTACATTTCCAGCACCACGGACCTCTTCGGCGTAGCCAGTAGCGATGCAGAGGTCTTCAAGCCATAGTTCTGCACGGATCACGCAGACATCGGCACCGGGTACGGAGACCATGTGTGTGATGGTGCGTCCGTTGGGGTGTTGTGCGAGCCAGCGTGAGTGTCGTACTGCTACTGGTTCGTAGTCGTCAAGATTAAAGCCCATTAGTCCTCAATTCCTCGGATGCGCTCAATTGGCAACCATTTCTCATTAGTCAAGCCGTAACACTGCCAGTCGCCATATCCGATGTTTTCGTATTTTGTTTTGTAGCCAGTAGTTACAGACCATTTAGCACATTTGCCAGCGTTGTAATCCAAAGCGCGGTTATATGAAAGTAAACATAAAAGCCACGCAAGAATTAGCCAGGGTATATAAAGCAGTCCTAACCAGTTTTGATGGTATTCCCATTCCAAACCCAGCCAAATTGCCAAACCAATCAAACTAATAAAACCAAAAATAATTAAAAACACCATTACTGAGCCTCCTTCTTAGCGAGGCGCTTTGCTTTGGCTTCGGCCTTTTTGCGCTCTTTGTTTACTTCGGCAATGCCAGCGTTCAAAGTAGGCAACAAAGACATGTAGAGATAGTTGCCCATCTTGACATCGCCTTTAAGGCACATAAGGCCTTCGTATTGCTCTTGAGTGACGCGTACAGCAATCACCTTGGTCTTGTGTTGTTCCATCAGTTTCTCCTGAATGTTTATTGTTTACTTGCCTGACGATACACGCCAATTAGATGCACCCTTACCATTAGCCCACAAAACGCGAGCCACCTTCAGGTTGCAAGAAGGGTCTGTCAGGCTTTTGATGACCTGACGATACGGGCGTTTACACGTGCGAGCAGTAAGCGTACGCCACGAAGAGTTGATCTGAAGAAGCCCGGAGTCGATGGTGCCGTTGCCGTTAGGACGGCTGACTGCTGTAGGGATGCACCTTGATTCCCGCCACATGATGTGGTCGAAGACCGCCACGGGTAGTCCGTGTTTACGGAGCATGGTGTGCCACTGTGGGCATTTCCATTGGGTTGCAGCTTCTGCTCTTGTGGTCGGGATAAATAGGGTGAGTAGTGCGAGGCACAGCGATACACGTTTCAATCTTCTCTGCTTTGATAGTCCAATGGGGCAGGCTCTTCGAGCCACAGGTCTTCGTCTTCGAAGTTCCAGTCATACGGTGGGTCTTGCCAGTGTGTTTCTATGTCTGAGGCTAGCCACAGGCTGTACACGAGGCACGAGAAAAAGATGAACATGGGGACGGTCACGAAGAATATCATCGGAGCGCCTCCTCTCCTATCTCGGTGATCTCGCAGACCTGCATGGCGGAGCCAGCCGTTGAAAGACGGGTTTCGCCTGTCGGGATAATAAAACCCATGGCACGAAGTTCGGAGCATCGCTTCCAGTAGCAACACTTTGGCTTGAGAGCCAGTCCAGAGGCCATACCAGCCTCTTCATCGGTCAGTGCGCCCTGTTGGTACTCAGCGAGTAAAAGCATCGCCTGTGAGGTTCTGCGTGGCTTTACATTGCCAGCGCCTAGCACTGAGGTAATTGGGTCTGCACTGCGAAACAGTGGCAAGTCGTCAAACATGTTGTCTCCTTTGTTTGGGGGCGCTTGGTCGCCCGTGTAAACATTCTGACATCAGTGTAAACATTTGTCAAGCATTCGAAGTCGGGAGGCTGGCGAAAGGGAGAAACAACACAACCAGCCCCCCTAGCCCCTAGGAGAGACCAAGCCCCTAGGGAGTCTTTACAGGCTTAGGCAAAGCGCGCCACGCAGCTTCAAAAGCCTCAGCCGATTCCCACTCGTTAGACACCTCAACATGAAGCCACGCGCCACCCGGAGTGCCAGCGTTGTCTGAGGCTGTAAACACTTTGACGCCTTTGGTGCCTTCGCCCCTAGAGCATCGGTAGCCACGTCCCCACGGGGTTTTGTCTTTGGGGTCTTGCTTCGGGTTGAGATACGAGTAATCGTGAATCTCGCAGATGAGCAGGGCTTCTGAGTGTTCTAAAAACCAGTCCCACGCTTCACGGGCGCTGGCACGGCCTGCACGGGTCGCTGGATAGCCCATGTCCACGGCAAAGCCTGTCGCATGGACGCTGAGGTTGTTTTTAGAACCCCTCATGTTTCTTACGGAATACAAGCCAAGCATTGAGAATGCCCAGCGCCGTTTGCAAAGGTCGTAGAACTTCTTGGTGACGGGTGAAGCAGCGCCACCATCCCAAGACGGGTAGAACGGGTACTTCCTAGGCATTAGTTGTCCCTCAGCACTCTTACATCGGCGGTGCCTGATTCCACGATGCCGTAAAGGGTGTCGCCGTCTCGAAGGGTTACGGCGAATGGGCTTGTGTGTTTTTCTACGGCTGTGCCTGCAGCGGTCGTGACGGTTGCGCCGCCTAAATAGACAATGGTGTTGCCGATGACATGCAGGTAGATTGTGCGTGTACCTGTTGCGCCTGCCATTAGCAAAGTTGGGGTGGTGCCGACCGTAACGGTGGTGCTAATCATGACTGGGGATCCTTTGGCTTGTCCTTCAGGCCGTTGCCAGCCAAGAGACCGATAAGACCGCCAGCGAGCGTCATAAGCATCGGAGACAGGACACCCCACGCCTCGGAGTCATTCGGGCTTTGCTCCAGAGGCTGTGTCACGAATAGCAGTCCAAATATGAGAGACCCAATGGCCATAACAAAGGACACTGTGAGTCCTACGCCGACGATGAGAATGAGTCGGGCTTTGATTTCTTCGTTGGAGAGGCGGTTTTCGGGTTTCATGGGCATCGTCTTTCAGTCAGTCCGTTGTTGGGGGTGTCGTCGCAGTTGTAGCGCACACGGTCTGCGCAGCTAGTCAGCACTAGGCAAAGCAGGGCTATCGGCAATAGACGCTTCATGGGCGGTCACCTCCTCGGGTGTCATTTCGCGTACTTCGTCGTCGATTTGGATGAGTAGGGGCTTGTTAGTTTCGGTATCCATAGACACGGATAGTTCCTCCTGTAAGAGTCCCGCCAAGTAAAGGAAGGATGGTGAAGTCTGTATAAGAAGTTGTGTTATCCAACAACCCAACATAAGAACCGCCGTCACCTGCGGAAATGTCCACACCAACTAAACGAGTAGAGGTCGCAAGAAATGGCGAAAATAATTGACACATTCCTTGAGACGGCGCAGATGAAGTGTTTCTACCAAACCGTTGAAACGAAGTATCTGCGGAGCCACCAGCACCAGCGACGGTGCCATTCCAAGATGTATAGATAAACGAGTTTTTATAATTTGTGACTGTTGCTCCTAAACGAAGCCCGATAATGCCTGTGGCTGAAGAACTACCTCCATTTATAGTGATGAGGTAGTTGTCGTAATCGGCAGAGAACGCGCCAGTGACGGTCACACTGGAAACACCTGTGCCGATTGTCTGTGTTTTCACAAGCCACAACCCGACACCATTCATGTCAGACGCATTCAACACGTCCCCACTAGCAAACACTGGAAAACTCATAACATCATCCTAAAAGGTCAGTCCCGTTGAGTCGAGATTGGTTGAGAATAAAAACAGAAGCCCAACGAGCCGAACCCTCAAAAGTGGTTCGCCATTCACCCGGCACAACACTATGCCTGACACGCTGAAGCAACATCGGAATCGTTGTCGAGTTGCCAGTCGGAGGGCTGACGACAAGGGTGATGCGATCATTGAGTTCACGATTGAGAGCGTTGCTCCAATCGCCGTCGGGAGATAACACCACGTCAAACGGATCAGTCTTGGGGTAAACCTGACCACCCCAACCAGTCACAATGTTTGCCACGGATACTGCATTAGCGAGCGAGGCAAGCTGTGTATCGATAGAAGCCTCGGCTGCACCGTAAGTGTTTACGCTCGTGGTGTTGCGCTGAATGTAAACACCACCACCTGACATGGTGATATTGGCTTCATTGCGCATTGAGTCGCCGTCGTACTCAAGAGCGACATTGGGCCCGATAGCAAAGCCTCCTGTGCCGTAGGTGCCTTGGGAGACGATGGAGCGTGTCTGTGTTCTGATTTGGTTTTGGTTGTATAACGTCACGACGCCGTCACGGGTCACGAACAACGGGGCAAACTCAGAGTCGGAAAGTTTCTGTAGTTCGCCAGCCACTTGGGGCGCGTCGTCTGTTACTTCAAGCACTGTTGTCACTGGAGCCGATGGAGGGTCAGTGAGGGACACGGGGAATGGCGTGTTGGCGATGAGACCTTGGAAGCGGACTCGGGCTGTTTCAAGGAAGTTGGCGGTAGAGCCTTTGAAAATTGACTGAATGGTGGCTTGAGTTTGCACACCATCCCACACAACTATTTGCTGTACAGAGCCTGAGCCGATGTTTACGTTCTCGTTAGTCTGAACATAGATGCCAGCGTTGTTTACCGTCGTAACGGCAACAGAAATACCGTCAATGAACATGGCGATAGTGCGTGTGGCGCTATTCCAAGTAAACGTCAGAAGGCGAGGCTTTCCAGTGTCCCAACCTGAAATGTTGGTGCTGGCGACTTTGGAGTTACCAAACGAAGGCTCAGTAACTTCGGCGTAAAACTTTTCGGTTGTCGTGTTGAACCCAAAGTAGTAAGTGTGATTGTAAATATTGCCCTGAATAAAGTTACTGCCACTTGCGCTAGCGTCGGCAATAGCCCAACACGAAACAGTGAAAGAACCCGGACTTGCGTTTACAACACCAAGGGAAGAATTAGCAGCGTTAGAGCCTGTACTGGTAATTGAACTATTGACTAAGCCAACAGCCAACTGTGAAAAGTTAGACGCCTCAGCTGTGGTTGCCATGTTGAGCGGAACACTGCCGTAGTCCTTCAGCACCTGATTGGTCGTGAACGGCCCTACGGGCTCGTCACAGGGGTAGTAGTGCCGTGGGGCGGTAGAAATGATGTAGTCACGGCTCCAGTCGGCTGGGAGCGTCTCAGAAGCTAAAAGCCCTACAGCGTCAAAACATGACAGGGTAATGGTGGAGTCTTTGCCTGCGTCTGTCCATGCTGGAGGCCAGCCCGACACGAAGCCACGAAACACGGGATAGGTCGTACCGCCATACGACGCTGTGATGCGTATCTGTCGGCGCGGTAAAAGTTTGCCGTAGTAAGTACCTGACGTGTTGAACGGGTCGTAAGTTCGGTTGAGGTTGCTCAACACGACACTTGCCGAACCATAGAACGATGCCCAGTCTCCCGTGCGTCCACGATCAATAGTCATGTAGCGAACATCTGACGTCACGTTTGTCCACGTTGGCGACGCAACATAGGGGCCGTCGTTGAACGCAATCTCAACTATTGGTGTAGGGAAAGGCATTAGGTCGCTCTGCGGTTGTAGGAATCCATTACGCGCTGAACTTCACGGCCAATAGCAACAGGGTCACCAACCCCTGTGTTTACGGTAACAGACGGCATACTTTGTGCGCGTCCGTAAGGGCCGGGAGTCCTACTGATATCAGGGGCAGAACCTCTGCTGTTTGACGGCGATGAAGGCATCGAAGGTACCCGATTTCCGTAGTCGTATTCAAAATATTGGGCTCGTGGAATCAAGTCCACTGGGTTACCGGGCAACGCAAAGTTTACAAGACGAGGCAACAGGTTCAAAGTATCAACAATTGTGTTGTGCAATAACAAGAAAATATTCAGAATCAATTTGCCAGTATTGAATAAATATGTCAGGAAAACAGGGCGGAACTCGTTATCTCTCAAGGCACTTATCAAAACCGTGATATTGATAAGAATTAGCCCTAAAACGCTCGCTGCAAAGCCAGCGGAAACGGCAAAAGCACCACCCAAATAGCCACCAAGGGAACCCAAAGCAGTAGCAAAACTACCAACAAGAGTCGTGATACTTCCAATAAACCTCAAAAGTCTAAAGGCTCCGTACATAACGACAAGTGCTGCACCAAAGTCAAACACGGTGCCTTGAGTGCCGTCCAACTTTGAGATGAAATTGCCTAAGTCATCAGTTGCTTTTTTGATTGCACCCGATAAACCTTTTTCACCAAACTCCTTACTCAAGTCTTGAATATAAGGAATCAGTTTTCTATTTATCCAATCGGCAACTTTGACCATCACTGGAAGCAACTTTGTGCCAATTTCAGACTTGACGTTTTCAAACTCTGCCTTGAGAATCTTCTGTTGGTTGGCAAGAGAATCAGACGTGTTAGCAAAGTCATCCGCATATTTAGCGGTGTCCTGCATAAGCAGACCGTAACGAGCCACCACTTTCTCGGACTCTGTAAGTTTGCCTGTGGCGTCGCCAATATTGTTCGCTAACGCATACGCTTTCACGGCAGCATCAGAGATGTTGATACCAAACTTCTTGAGCGGTTCAGCTTCTCCCGACAAAGCAGACTGGAACTTAGCTGCAGCCTCAGGGACGTCAATGTTCATTACCGAAGCAAAGTCAGCAGCACGAGTCGTCAGTCTTTGAATAACCTTTGCTGTACTCAGACTCTTGGTAGATACTTTTTTGGCGAAAGAAGAAAACTGGACTGCCAAAGAGTTGAAGTCTTTTTTGCTCAAACCAACAGACTTCGCAGCAACCTCAGACAGTTTCAGAATCTCTGCGCTGGCCTCACCAAAAGTCACTTTGACAGCGTTGATACTTTCACCAAGGTCACTTGCAGATTTGATAGCAGACAGACCCCCTGCTGCAAAAGCACCCAATGCAGCAACAGCAGGAAGCATCGCAGTCCTAATAGATCTGCCAACTTTTGAAGCGTCTGTTCCAAGTGTTTTGAATGCGTTTTGAGCAGATTTGACGCCTTTATTGTCAAACTGAGTAACGATGGGAATTGAAAGCATTAGCGGAAGTCCTTGTTTACACGATTGATAACTCGAGAAACAAACTTTGACATCACAGCTGCAATCTCTTCACGCCTGCTGTAAACAACAGGGCCAATGATGCGAGTACGACCCGGACTCAAATAACCAAGCGAGTTGCCAAGAGGGTTCGGGTTCTTACGGCCAGCCGTTTCAAAGATTGCCGTGCCTGCGTCGCGTTGCACAATGTTGATAACGCCAGTGCTACGACGGTCAGTGTTGAAAGTGACGTCCACACCTTTACGGGCCTTGTCAAGATTCCACGGGAACACCTTGCGTCCTTTGACCGCAGGGCCAGCCCACTGGCGGTTCATACCCGACAAAGGCACAAAGCGGTAAGCGTTGCGAACAGCGTCAGTAGCAGGTTGCGCAATAGCGCGAGCCTCGTTGTTGAACTCTTTACGGAGACCCGGCTGAATTTTGTTTAGAGAACGGATTGCTTCGTTGATGCCTTTTACTTCAATGCTTGTTTTGACTGGCACAACTAACGTCCTCCGTTTTTCTTGAGCACTTCGGCGACCGTGTGCAGTTCTTGTATATCGAATGGGATATTGGGAGGCCAGAAACCTGTCTCGACGACTAACTCGCAGAGGCTTCGGAGGTAACTGCCTCTTCGGTAGGGTTTACGGCGTCTTCGCTAACTGGCTCGACAGACACCAATTTCTTGATGTAGTCATCAAAGACCAGCGGAACACTGATGCCGTTTTGTTTTGCACCCTCATACGCGAGGTATGCAAGGTGCTCCACAGCGACGCCGGAGGCAAGGTCAGATGCGCGTATCTTGTACTTGCGCTCCAGCGCCACAATGGAAAACAAGTTGGTTGTGACCTGATAGGTCTCGCCGTCTTGTTGTTCAACTTTGAGTGTGATTTTCATTTGTTTCTCCTAAATGATTGGGAATTGTTTACGGTGCGGTTACGTCACGAGCCCAAGTGCCACCTGTGAAGGTGACATCAACTGTGGCAAGTTCGCCAACGGTCGAGTTGATTGGGGTGAAGTCTGCGAGGAATGCGCCAGTGATGGTGTATTCGGGGTTTGTCAAAGACTCAGTGCTTCCCGATGGGGAAATGATGATGTTGCTACGCTTGCCAACCATTTCTGCAAGTGCAGCTTCAACTTCGGCAGTAGCACCCGTTCCGCCATAGGCAAGGAACATCGTGATTGTCACTTCGACATTTTGCAAGCCAGCCGTAAACACTCTCCCATTATCTCCGAAACTAGTGGCCTCGAGGGAGTCAGTGCCCACCATGAGCGACACAGAGTTGGATTCTGCACTCAGGTCGTAAGTTGTAGCGCCCTGTGTGATGTTGATTGTGGCATTCGAAAGGAATGTTGATGTAGCCATTTTGGCTCCTTTGTTTAGTTGCGCCGTACGGCTACGGCAACGGTGAGGTCATAGGAAGGCAGGTCTTGCCCTCCTACGGTTACGAGGCCCGGACGGAGATCCGTGACCGCGATTGGTGAGTTCATGATTTGGTCTGCGATTTGCATGAGGTAGTCGCCTGCGTCTTGGTTGCCGGGGGGCGGAGCCAAAACACGGAGACGCAAGTCAATGTTTCCTACGTTGTAGGTAAACGCTGTAACGGTTGGAAGTTCAATTAGGACGGACAGTGGGCGAGCGTTGCGAGGGTCTGTAATAGGCACAAGCCCGAGAGTGGTAAGCGCCGTTTTGCAAGCGTTTACAGCCTCGTAGAGAATGCCTGAAGAACTCACGCGACTTGAGCCCTGCCACAACCCAAGAGCTGCATAATGCGGTGAAGGGTGACAGGCATTGGCAGGTTGCCCATACCGTCAAAGCCACCATAGGAGTCACCGCTAGTTCCGCGTTCACGGTAAAGCGTCGCTGCATACATCGTGGCACCTAACTCGACATCAGGTGAAGGCACAGTGCTTTGAGAGTCTGTGTAGCCAGCCTCACGACGCTTACGGAAGCACCAGTAGTTTGAAGCCGACACACACTTAGCCACGAAGGCCGTGTCGTTAGCGGTAGCCACGTCAATACCAAGCCACGACAACACAAGTGCTGAAGTAGTCCAAGTGATTGTCTCGGTAAACGTCAAAGTACCAGCAAGAGCTGCATACGCTTCATCATCGGCTTGACCTGTGACCGCGTACAAAACCTGATTGAGTTTTGGCACGTCATAGTTGAACTCGAGATAGCCCTGTTGGTCTTTCCCGATGTACTCCCACTCTTCAACGCTGATCACGGTGAAGGTGCCGTTGAACTTTGCGCCAGCGCCTGCGACTACGATTGAGTCGCCCGGCTGAACTTCGGAAGGGGTAAGGGTCTGTACGGCTGAAACATCGTCAAAGTGAAAACCATGAGTGATTGTGTAAACAGACATACAGACCCTTTCCCGATTACCTAGTTATTAGGCGAATGTGAACTTGACGAACTTCGTCTCGTCAATCATTAACGCTGCAAAGTAACCGCGGAGTGCGATTGTGCGTGACAGTGTTGATGGTGACTCGATAGACATGGTGCCTTTTTGCTGTTCGAAGAGTTCGTAACCCGATGCGTCACCGACAATGGCGGTTCCAGATGCGAAGTTGCGATCTACTACGACTGACAAGCCGAAAGCGTTTCCGCCGTACTCGTTTACACCAAGGTTGCCGTATGCGTTCATTGGCCCAACCTGTGGGAACAACGGACGGTTCGACGTGTCGCTCAAAGCGATGAGGTTACGCCAGCGGTCTGGAGAAACAAAGAGGTGGGTAGGCAGGTTGCCATTGGAAGAGCTCAAGATTGTTGATGCTGCTTCAGCAATTTCTGCTGACCAAACTTCAGGCTTTGCCACGTCTGCAAGAGCGAACGCTTGTGTGACGGTTGCGCCTGCGACCAACTGGTCAGCTGCGTAGTTGTCTGTTGCGTTTGCGTAGATACGGCCCATGTCGTCAAGAACAACCTGAAGGATTGATGGGTCAGTCCAGTCAATGTCTGCTTCAGAAATGTTTACATATCCGCCAAAGATTTGCTTGGTGACTTGGTTGTTGAAAACAACAAGAGTGCCAGCGGTTGGTGACTGCTCGCCAATGGATGCACCAATGCTTGTGTGCGTGGTGACCTCTGGACGAATGAAGATTTTTCCGCCTGCGGGCATTGCGCGTACGCCGATTGCATCAACTACTGGACGACGTCCGATGAAGTTGTTGTAAACAGGCTGGACAATTGGGGTTGGCAAGATACCGGGGGTGTCAGTTGTGACGATGTCCGGTGCAGCTGCACGAAGTGCTTCTGACATTTGGTGCCATGCAGAACCGCCAGCAATGAATGCTGACATGTATTCAACTGCTGTTGGCAGTGCAACTTCACGACGCGCGGTGGCGAACAGTGGTGCTGTTGGAACAGTTTCAGCCGAAGCCTCAACCGTTGGGATTTCTTGTGACATGGTTTCCTCCTCGGAAATGTCTTGGGGTTGGGGTTCGACAACTTCTTCTTCTGACTCTTCGTCAGGCTGGGAAGCAGCGATTTCTGTAATCACAGCATCGGAAAACGCTGGGATAGCAACAAGAGACAACTCAAGAAGATTTGCCTTAGACACAATCATTGTGTCGCCCTTGTATTTGAACTTTGTGGGGACAGCCCCCACGGAAACGGAGTCGTAGGCGCCAGCCTTGACCAACTCAATGGCTTGATCTGAAGCGGTGGTCTTTGCAAACTTTGCTGTAAACAAAAGCCCTGACTCGTCATCAACAAGTTCACTCACGACGCCACGCAACTGGCTCATGTCATGATTTTCAATGAGCTTTGCAGGCTTTTGATTTACGTCAAAAGCACCACGAAGAAACTGCACCTTTTGTCCGCCCGACACCACTGCTGGAGTGTCCCAAGGAACGGCCACGCCCGTAATGGTTCGGGGGCTGTCCTCGCCAGCAGCAGCGTCAAGCGTGACAGGCACGGCTACAAACTCAATCTTCACAACTCATCATCCATTTCATTGTTAGTCATACCGTCGGGTGATTCGGAACCTGCATAGTCCTCAATGTCAAACTCGACATAGCGGTTACGAGGCAAAACTTGAGCGCTGGAAAGGGTCTGCTCAATAGCGTCCATGTAAATACGAGCGCCGAACAAGTAGAGATCCTGACGCGCCTGCTGTGCGTTCTGATACGTCATCGAAGCACCCTCAGTCGGGGCAGACACAAGGTAGGCAGGCACCGAGCACAGACGAGCCATTTCAAGCGACTGATACTTGCGTTGGTCCGCAATAACTTCCTGTGGGTTCTGTGCAAACTCACGGAACTGAACCTGACGCGACAACGCGCCAATAGCGTTCTGCTTACGAGCTGCAGCCCACGCCGAAGCAAGAGAACCAAGATCGTCACCCGACATGTCCTCGCCGTCAATCTGCTGAAGATAGCCCGGCACGGTTTCAAGGCTGGCGTAACGGTCGGCTGCTTGGTCTAAGAACAGTGAAGTGTTGATGGCGCGCTGGCCAATCTTCAAGATGCCCTCGATAGGGCTCAAGAACTGAATGACGTTGTTTACGTCAAGAGGGTTGCCGTTGAACTCAAGTTCCTTAGAAGGCCCAAAATACTGAGGGATACCTGTCTGCTCGGTGCTTGAAATGTTTGCAGCTGGAAGCCATGTAAACGACGCAGGCAACCCAGTCGAATAGCGCGTTGTCACATAGGCGTATGCAGCGCCATAAAAGAACATGTCCGAAAAGATGTTTACAAAGAAGAACGAGCGCGACACCTTCGGGTCGGGTGTTTCCATCCACGGCTCAAGAGGCAAATAAACCTCGTCATAGTCAGAGCCGTTCCACTGCTTGCTGTAATGCTTGAGGCCGACAGAGCCGATAATGCCAGCAAGAAGATCACGAGAACGCGACACAGTAGGAATACTCAGCGCACGAACCTCAGCAGAACCAGTCGTGTAGTTGATGAAGTTGCCAATATAGGACGCGCCAGCAGCAGCCTGCACAGGTGCAGACGCAAAGTTAGCCGTCTCTAGTTTGCGTGAGAAAATACCCATCTACTCGGAGTCTTACACAAGATTGTTGCAAATGCAACTACTTAGAAGAACCCATTGTTGGTTTATTTCCCTGACCCGGTCTTGACACCATTGCAGCTGCAACGATGAGACAACGACACGCCTCAATAGGGCCCGGGCTTCGCTGGCTGGAAATTGACAGAGCGCCACCCTGCCCACGGATCAGAACGCTTCTGTTTACATGTTCGGCAAGTAACACTTCTCCTGTGTGTTTTACCCTGTCTTCGTTTATAAGACCCTTGACAGTAGACGTGTACTTGTTTATTTCTCCGTAGCCCCACTGCACCGTCCGCCGTTGAAACTTCTCAGGAGTATGAATAAACAGGCTAGGCGTAATTGCCAACTGTGTTTTCGGTTCACGCTCCAAAGCCTGCGTAATGCGTTCCCACATTTCAGCAATTGACTCGGTCTGAAACTCAATGCTCGCCACAATGTCGCCGTCAGTGTTTTTACGGCACCAAACCCCAACATATTTTGAGTCGTCCACAGCAGAGTCCACAGCCAACACAGAAGTCGTACCATCCCAGTCTGTGTTCTCTGTAAACCTCTTTGCCCACTGCCCCGGCGGAAGCCACGACGAAGCAGCTGAGACCCACATGTTGCAGTGCGCACGAAGCCACTGGGAACGGTCAGGGCTAGCGTGTGCAGCGCGTAAACTTTTCAGGGTGACCGTCCTCGGCATGCTCGGGTTCGCGTAGCCCCAATACCTTTCGTCGTCAGGCGACACAGACTCAGGCACTGACCACTCGGCCATATACAACTCACCGGGCTCACCCTTGTCAATCTGACCAATGGCCTGCTCACGCAGTTTCTTCATCACAGTCGAAGACTCATCTCCAGCCGTAGACACCAAAAGCGACAACCCCGACTTCACAGCAATCTGTGCAGGCTTCAAAGCGCCAAAGTATGCAGCCTCCGTGATAGCCCACAACTCGTCCACAATCAAAATATCAACGCCCGAGATGCCGTGCTTCTTCCCCGTTGCAGCTTTGACCAAATACTCAGAGCCGTCCACCATTTTGACGCGGTGACGCCCATAGGCCCACGTCACCTTGCACAACCCTGATTCCTCCCACAACTCAAAGAGATCACGCAAGTCCTCAAAGACTTCGGTGGCAAGTGAGAGTTCGTGGGCCGTGGAAACAACCTTGACAGGACGCCCCCAAATGCGAGGCAACTCAAGCAAAGCAAAGCCAACAACGCTCGAGAGCATAAATGTCTTGCCCTGTTGTCTGGCACAAAACGCCATAGCAGACGAATGCGTAAACACATTGTCCTCATCATGCTCAAAAGACCCGGTCAAAACATTGACCTGCCACGGAAACAACTCCCTTCCTAAATGTTTCTGAGCAAAGTCTGCAATCAAAGGCCCATAAGACTCGTACCCATATACGGGCGTAACCAACCGAGGCTCATCAGAACCAACGCCAGCCAGTAAAGGCTCGATATCCCTGCTTTGAACTGAATCATGACCGTTCTTGGAGATACGGGAGAA